TATAAGAGTTCATTCGTTTCTGAGTCTACTCCAGCAACCTCTAAAGCACCCTGTAGGATAAGGTTCTTTATTAGTTCATCTTCACTGTTGTTCATAATTAAGCAAATCCCGTAACTGTTCTTTTGTCTTTGCTCCGTTTGCACGATGGACTTCTTGTTCATTTTTTAAAATAATATAAGTAGGAACTGATAAAATCTTAAAGGTTTTTACCATTTCTATTTCTGAGTCTACATCAATAAATTTAATGTTTGCTCCATCACGAACTAACTCTTCAGCAAAGGGTTTTGTTCTTTGACATGGGTTGCACCAGTCTGCTGTAAAATATAAAACAGTATTCATTTATTTTGTCCTTATCTTCCAAGTCATTATTTTTGGACCAGCCTGAATCATCTCAAACATATTATACTCAAACTCACTTTTAAGTTCCATGTACAGTTCTGGATGAACCTCTTTTAGTTTATCAGTAATTGAATACACAAGTTCTCCACTAGAATCAATATCTGATATTTGAATAGCACCTTGATTAATTAAATGATCAAGAAGTGCTTGACTTTTTGCATCCATTACTTACCTGATTTTGCTCTAGCCTTCTTGAGTGCACCAAAGTCTTTTACCTTTGTGTCTCCAAGATATCCCCATGCGTAACCATCATTGATCATCATGTCATTAAGAGATACGGTATTTCCGTCTACATATACCCAACCTAAAATGCGACCATACTTTTCAGATGAGTCCATCTTTTCAGTCTTAATTACAACAGACTTTGCGTCCTTAAGAGACTTCTTTAGATACTCTTTGGCTTCAAGACCAAGAGCCTTTTCAGCAAGATCCTTTGTGCGAGACTCAGGGGTATCAATACCAGCCAGTCTTACACGAGATGCAAACAAGATATCAAACCCTAAATCAATAAGAACATCGATGGTATCTCCATCTACTACATTCTCTACTTTTCTTACATAGTATTCATACATTATTTTCTCCCCCATTGTATATAGTTCCAACCACGCTCATGTGCGTAGTACAGAATAAAGTTAATTGTATTTGTCAATACCGTAACTTGTAGCGCAGCAATCTCTTCACCAGTAATCCAATAAGCAGAAACAAATGTAGTGATTATTGCAACCACTCTCCATGTCAAAGACTTAATTAGTGATCTTGATTTAGAAACTATCATGGCAGAAGTTCTGGTCCTGGTCCTGTTTTAATTTTGGCACGAGTTCCACTCCAATAAATCTTTCCGTCACAAGCAATATTCATCTTTTGATCTCCACCCACAATGCTTGACTCTCCGTACATATATCCTTGAATCTCAATATGGCTTGCAAGAGTCTCTTCTCCATCAACGATTACACGCCAATGAAGGTCGCTATCTCCAACCTTAGTGTTATATCTTACCTGTATATGCTGGTTTGGTTTAAAGAACCACTTCTTAAACTTTTCTATCATATGCCCATTTCCTTACGCTTTTGCGTGGCAGAAATAGCATGAATATCTGCACCTAAATCTACCTGCTCAATCTTATATCCTACATCACGACCATATACAATGTTGGTAATGTTAGGTAGTCTTAATACTAATGCCCCATCCATAAATTCATCCTTGGCAATATATTCTTTTACCTGATCAAATTTAAGGGGGTCCTTATCGCTTGTATTGTAGGTATTACGGACTCCAAGCAGTACTTGGTCTGTTCTCTTCCCTGCCTCTTTATAAAGGGCGTGGTGGCCTTCGTGCCAAGGCTGGTACCTACCCAGCATAAGTGTTGTAGGTGCAGACCAATCATGAAGACTAAACTTATCAATGACATGAGACGCTTTTGCTTCAGCATCTAAGTTGTGGCTAATAAAAGATACATCAAACTCTGTTGGTCGTTCAAACATTTTATTTGTGTCTTCAAAGCGACCCTCTGCAATTGTGTCCATGAATATCAGAATTTCTGGCTTGCCAAATGCTGCACGAGTCAAGTCTGTAGGACATATAAAATCCACGATTACTGGCGCTACACCCTGTTTAGAGATAAGTCTTGCTATTTCTCCCATGCGTCGTGCTTGTTCAATTCTATCTTCAGGGCTAAACCCTAAATCTAAATTTACTGTTGCACGAACCTCATCTGCATTAAGGTGAATAGCATTAATGCGTTCCTTTAGTGCCTTCGCTAGTTCTGTTTTACCAGAACCTGGAAGGCCAATAATTTGAATAATCACTAGTAGTCTTTTCCTTTTGCTTTATTTTCAATAAGTTTATGTCGTTCATCAAGAACTGAAATTGCAAAAGAAATCATCTTATTATATCCTTCTTTGCTATCCATAATTTTGTTATAATGATGTCCACAAAACATCAATTCTCCAGACAATCCAGTTACTTTAACAAGTGCTTCTGCTGCACAAGAATCACATCTATCTTTTGCTCCTAAGATCCATTCTTCTTGAACAACTTCTTCTGTCATTGTCATGTTCATAGTATACCGCTACTTTCTGTTATCAGTGGAATAAAATCCACTACCGTTGAATACTGCTGTTACATTAGAGTATACACGTTCCAGTGGTAGAGTGCAAGTTTCACACTCATACCCTGGATCGCTATCCTTAATAGATCTTTGTTTGATTACAATTTCAGAACATTGTCCTGTGCATTTGTATTCATATAATGGCATTACTTCAAAATAGCCTTATATGTTTTTAAATCTACAATTCCAGTTACTGGAAGTTTAGACTTAGATTGAAAATCTTTAACTGCTTTAGATGTTCCTGGACCAAAAATTCCATCAGCCTTTAAGCCAAGTGCTTCTTGAATTTTTTTAACAGGTGAACCTTTTGCTCCTTCTTTAAACTGCTTAAATTCTTTCTTAACTGCAGTTGCTGCTGGTGTTGAAGAGGCTGGAGCAGATGTTTTAATTGGAGAATCAGATGATCCAACCTTAGAAAGAAGTGGAAGGTTTTCTTCGCCAGTATAAACTGGACGGCCCCAACCAACAACAGCATTAACCAACTTAGCCTTATTGTTTTTTACATATGCACGAGTCTTCTCTACACACATTCCTCCGTTGCGCTGATCTCCCTTTGCAGTTCCTGAAGTGTTTCCTTCAATAACCTGAATAGTTCCATCACCATTATTCTTAATGCAAATACCAACATGAGAAATACGATTTACTCCGTCGTCTGGGAAATCAAAATAAATCCAGTCTCCTGGAGTTGGATCATCATTACGAGCATCTGACCAACGATCATTTTTCTTAAACCAGTCCGCTGCTGCAACTGTTGATGCAGACTTTGGATACTTCTTTGCATCTAATCCAGATGTAAATGCACACCAAGAAACAAATGATTGGCACCATGGCTGAAAATTAACACCAGTCCACTTGCCATACTTTGTTTCATTATCTTTTGGACCTTCAATGGTTCCAATTTCTTTCTTTGCAACCTCAATGATTGACTCTAAACTACCTTTTGCTGCCATTTTTATCTCCTAATATTAAGGGGCAGTTTAAAGACATGCCTAGGTCTTTTATACAATTATAGCCTATATACTACTTTTTAGCAAGTTTGATTTCAATAGTTTTTGGCTTTTTATCTTCAGGAATAATACGATCTACATTAATGTGTAGCATACCATCCTTCATTTCTGCACCAGTTACTTCCATATATTCTCCAAGAGCAAATGATCGTACAAATTTACGACCAGCAATACCCTTGTGAACTACTTCAGCATCTGTTACTTCCACAATTTCACCCTTAATAATCAATGTTCCATTATCTACTGATACATTAATATTTTCTTTAGAAAATCCAGCAATTGCTATAGATAATCTATATGTATCTTCATCTAGTTTAAGAAGATCATATGGAGGATATGACTGTGAGTTTGTTTTATGTGCTGTATTCAAACGGGCTAACTCTCTGTTAAACCCAATAAAAAAAGGATCATTGAATAGATCCATTGCATGTGTTACTACCATTTTATTCCCCTTTCAAGCGAATAAGTTAATGTACCCCCAATCGGCAGGTACAAATCTATTATACCAAATTTTTTTTAATTTCACCAATGATATTTTTTTTAATCTTGAAGGAATCATACCACCAGTCTAGTTTTTTGAGATTTTTTTTAACCCCAACATTATTTGATAAATCAATGTCTATATATTTATTTATTTTATCTGTTGGAATAAACTGCTTAAAATTAATTTTTTCTTCAGTATGAAATCTTAAATAGTACAATACTTCTTTTTCTGATACCTGAAATTCATTAAAATTATTCTTTAATATAAAAGGAAATTCAAGAGGTCTAAACCACTTACCTATATCATATTGACCTGGAATAAAAAGACATCTCTCGGTAATAGAATTATCCTCAAAAAATGGATATTCATATCCAGTTATTTTTAAACTGTCATCCTCTGTAAAAAAAATAAATTGATTTAAAAAACTAAATGCTTTTTTTTCTACTGACCTAACTATAATATTTTTGTCAAAAAAGTTTTGATCATATAAAAGACTTGAGATATTTCCATCAGATACTTTAAAACTATAATCATAAATTGATTTTACAGCAAATAAATTTTTTAAGTTATTGTTAAATGCTGGACAATAATTTAATGATAAAAGTGGATTATCTTTATCAGAAATATTTTTTTGATAAAATCTTTTATATACATTTTCTGGCTCTTCTGCTCGCATCCATTGATCATTTAAGCAAGCCCAGTAAACATTTATTGCCATCTTATCTCCTTATAAATTGCTGGTCTGGCAGGCTACGATCCTGCGACTTCCGAATTAACAGTTCGGCACTCTACCAACTGAGTTACAGACCAAAACCAATTAACCTAAAAGACTTACAAGCCTATTAGTTGTAGTTGTTCTTCCTACTGCTGACTTAGATACTGATACGAAATAATCATATGTTGATTGATATGTACCCTTGTAATTTTTAGCCCAGTATGCAGAAAATGCAGCGGTTGCAGCAGATGTTCCAACTGATCTACCAAGTTGAGTATTAAATGCTCCAAGAGAATAAAAATCTACCTCTGGTGCAGCATTTGAGTATGGAGCCATAGCATTATCTTCTGTTGCTCCACCTACTGCTACGGCCTGTGTAATACATGCTGGGAAATCAATTCTTGAGTAATCTCTATTGTTTCCAGCAGCAAAAATTGTAGCAACTCCTAGTGATGACAACTTTTCAATGCTTCCAATAAGTGTAGCGTGAGTTGCTCTAATTGGGCAGTAGTTTGTTCCTGTTCTCAATTGATGATTGCCTTGTGAAGCAGAAACAGAAACAATGTTATACTTTTGCGTATTAGCAACTACCCATTCAAGAGCCTTAGTTACTTCATTAATGCTATATGTATCCATTGTTCCACGCTTAGTTAGTCCTGCAATACGAACAAAGATAATGTTTGCATCTGGGTTAACCTGATTGGCAATTAGAGCCATAATTGTTCCGTGCTCAAATCCACCCTTTAGTGCAACTGAAGATGGAAGAGTTGCTGCTCCAAGTCCTTCTTGGAATCTTTGACCATTTGGACAAACCATGCTTCCAAGAATACAAACTTCTTGTACAAGTTTTGCCTTTAGTTGTGGAATAGATGAATCAATTGCTGTATCAATAATAACAATTGATTTATTTGGTTGTGCTTGTACTGGTTGTAGCAATACTAAACTAAGTACTGCAATAATTCCCACTGCGATTTTCTTCATTTTTTCTCCTTGTTAGTTTTCTTTGATTTTAATTACTACTTGGCAAGGGTCTCCGCCCTCTTCC